GTACTAAGCATGCTTGGCACCGCTTCGCCAGTCAGCTTAGCCTTGTCGTGTTTAGTTAGCTGCATGATGCCACCCCCATGAGAGCGGTGAATCTGCCGAAGAACCCAGGCTTGGCTAGCTGCGATAAATCCTTGGACGTGTAGATGCGCTCGCCCTGCGGTGTGCTGCCGTTGCCGTACTCGATGCGTACCCAGATGCCTTTGTCGCGTAGCTGGGCGCGTTGTTTGATAGAGAGAGTCATGATCAAAACTCCGCCATGGCTGAACGGTTTGTTTTAGGCTGCGGGCGCGTCGATTCGACCAGCCGCTCAACCGTGCTGTGATCCAGATCTCCAAAGCGGGCGTGTGCTAAGTTTGCGTGGGTGTACACCGTGCCTACCTCGCCTTCGCGCTGCTTGCCGATGATGATTTCCGCGACGCCCTTGCTCATCTCGTTGTCAGGGTTGTAAACCTCGTCGCGGTAGAGAAACAGGATCAAGTCAGCGTCTTGCTCCAGCGCGCCGGATTCCCGCAAATCACTCATCATGGGGCGCTTGTCGGGGCGCTGCTCTAGGCCACGGTTGAGCTGTGAAAGGGCGACCACCGGGCATTGCAGCTCTTTTGCCATCAGCTTCATGGTGCGGCTCATCTCGGCTACGTCTTGCTCACGGCTGCTGTTCCTGCCTTCCGCTTTCATCAGCTGCATGTAATCGACCATTACCACACCAAGATCGCCGTAATGATCCCGCCAGCGCTTGGCAGCACCGCGAATCTGGCTAGCGGTCATGGCGGCGCGGTCGTCAACGATCAGCGGGGCATCTTTGAGGCTCTGCACGGCAATCGCCATGCGTGGCCAATGTTCGTCGGTCATGTAGTTCTTGGGGTCGCGGATAGCCTGAAGGGGTAGATCACCCACCGCAGCGGTCATGCGGTTACGCAGGGCGCGGCGATCCATTTCCATCGAAAAGATCAGCGCTGGACGCCGGTCGCGGACGCAGCAGGCGCGCAGAATATTCAGGGCGAAGGCGGTCTTACCGGCAGCGGGCCGACCACCTACCAGAATCAGTTGGCCGGGGTGCATGCCCATGGTGCGCCGGTCGAGATCGGTCAGCCCGAATGACAGCCCCATCGCCTCTTGCTCGCCGTTCCACTTGCGGTCTATCTCATCGAGCATGTCGGCAAGGTCGGCGCTCATCGGCCCGGCTTGGTCAGCATCAGCACGGATCAATCGAGCGATACGCCCTTGCGCGGCGTCAGCGACCGTGAGAAGCGACTGGCTCTTATCCTGCGCCATGGCACTGATATGGGTGAGTTCGTCCAGCAGGCGGCGGCGTTGGGCTAAATCGGCCACTATCTCGGCGTAGGTAATGCCGTTTGATGCGCTTGGCGTGCTGCGGGAAATTTCAGCGAGGTAAACCAAGCCGCCCACTTGGTCGTAGGTTTGGTCAGTTTCCAGGCGCTCGGATACCGTCACCACGTCGCAGTTCTTGCCCGCGTTGCGCAGCAGCACCAGGGCCGACCAGATCACTTGATGCTCTAGCGCGGAAAAGTCGCGGGAGGTCAGCAGGTCAGCTGCTTTGTCGATCAGGCGGTTTTCCAGTAGACAAGCGCCAATCACGGATTGCTCAGCTTCCAGGGAGTAGAGGCTCATGACTCACCCCCGTCGTGGTATGCCATTTCCATGATCTTGACGAAGTTCTCTTTCTTGGCGACCCAATCAAGTTTGAACCAGCGGTTATCACCCATCAGGAAGTCGCTTTTGCGCAGGAAGCCAAAGAAGCGACGCCACCAGTCGAGGCCCGTTTCCCGGTCGGTGTATAACAGCTCACCGGTTTTCTCGTGCTTGATCGTGAAGCCTGCCTTCCAGCGGGCAGCGAGGTGGCGTGCGCGCTGAGAGCTGGCCCACATGTTTTTGGTTGGCTGGGTTTTGTCAGGCATGATCTCAGCCCACAAGTCGATGATCGCCATGTGTGGGCAGGCGGGCAGTTTGGCGGGTGATTCATCGCTCGCAGAATCGGCGCTTTCCGGCTTGCCGGAACGCTCTACTTCGTAAGAAGTAGTAGTTATGTCTTTTGTCTTTGGTGTGCACCCCCGTGGGGTACATTCTTTGTCACCCCCGTGGGGTACAGTGTCACCCTTTTTGTCACCCCTTTGTTTTGGGGTGTGGTGAGCGGTAAATTGCCATTCTTCGTAGTGCTTATTGATCGACAGCAAACCGTGTCCAGCGCCCTCAATCTTAAGAACCTTTTTAGCTACAAGCTGCTGCTTAGTCTTGTTGACCTTCTGGCGAGGAAGATGCGCTACGTCTGCAATCTGACTGTCTGCAATACGGTCAGCCTTCTTGTTCCAGCCATAAGTAAGGCGAATAACAGCCAAAGCTACGCGGCGCTCACGGTCAGTCAGGGGCGCTTGGATAAGAGCCTCAAACAGCTCGTTGGCGATTCTGGTATATCCATCCTCCACTTGTGGCCCCCTGGATTTAGAAGCGCCCTCCTGGGGCTGCTCCTGCGGTTTGTGGCCGGGCAGGTAAGCAAGGTTGCTCATGCCGCCACCTCGTTACGCTGACCATTCCAAAGGCTGGCAAGCCAGTTAATCCCCTTGGGCGTGAATTTAGCGGTATTGAAGGCGTGTTCGTTTTCAGCAACGCCGGTTTTAACGACAAAGCGGCCAGCGTCGACATGGTTCTGGTAAGGCATCCACTCGCCAGCAAGGCGATACATGATCTTGTGGTCGCTCAGGAAGGCGCGCAGGTCGCGCTCATTGGCCTTTAGCAGCTTGGCCACCTGACGGAAGCCCTTATTACCGCTGTCAGCACTGACGTAGCGTTCTACGAATTCGACAGAAGGGCGGGCTTGTTCAATGGCGGCTTGCTGTTGCTCGATACGTTCAGCTTGGTCGGCAGCTAGGCGTAAGGCTTCGGCCATTGACTGAGGTACTTGGAAGGCTGGTTTAGCAGCACTGGTTTCCAGGTCGAACCAGCGCTTGATAACGGCAGCGCGGCGCTTAACGTCATAGCCGGTTACCAGGACTTCGGTGTGAAAGCGGTCAAGAAGGAATTCAGCGGTGTAGCCGCGTGGATCCTTAACGTCTACGACATGACGCAAATCTGCGTCATCTTCCATTTCGTCAATCATGGAGCGAATATCGCGAATAACATCGCCATGACGCTTTCCCGTTAGCTCCGCTATTTCGCGGCTGGTCATCGTCGGCTTGTGGTTTTCAGTAAGATGGTTCATTATTCACCTATCACTTGGTTGAAGTTAAAAGCCCGCTCGCTCCCCAGCGTTAAGCGGGCTTTTGCGTTTGGGCGTTTGCCCACTTACCTGTAATTCCGAACAGGGCTGTTACGCCCGGTGACAATATTTATCTGTCAGCTAAAATAGGAACTACTAAGCGACTGACTTTCCACCAAAAACATCAGGCCGCAGGCCTTCAATAGTTAGCTGTTTTTTTGAAGCGTCTTGAAGCCGTTTAGCTAACTCCAATGACGCCTTGCGATGGCCGCCTGATAGCTGCCACAGGTAAGCGACAGAGGTTTCAGCTTTATCTGCTACTGCTTGTCGTTGATTGGTTGGTGTGTCAGCCATCCACTTGCGTAATTGCTGAGACATAGCGCATCTCCTTTGTGATGCCCTTTAGTTTAGCGGTGCGCTAAAAAACAGTCAACGATAGGTTTAGAAAAATGTATATCTCAGACGCCTCGCACACCTGATCCCCTCCCCTTAAGCCCAAATCTACCCGCCTGCGAGGCGGGTTTTTTGTGCCTGAAAATCAGGAAATTTAGCGTACAGATAAAATTTTATGCTAAACAGTGTTGACATATGTTTAGCGTAAAGCTAAATTTAGGTCATCGAATTACGCAACGGACAAATAGGGCGAATCATGAAAACCGTGCAAGTTGAAGTTCAGATTTACGCATAAGCACTACGGAGGCTGACCGCAACAGCCAGTTCTTTAACAATATATTACCCCGACAGTCCGTAGCGTGGAGAGCGCGAGGGGCCGAGGGGAGTGCGCGCTAACTGCGACAGTGAGACGAAAGCGCTGCCCCTGGCGCTGAGAATTCCAGGGGCCATCGGTGAGCGTCCTGCTAGGTGCTTTAACTAGCGCGGACATGGCCACGTCACAGCAGGGCGTTCTCCGATGCACGTAAATCCCACTACTTTAACTTGGCGGTGTAAGCGGTAAGGAGTGCATCACGCCCCTCAATCGAGGGGCTTTTTATGGCATGGCTGCGCATCGTTGCCATGCTCGCGCCGCTTCATTTCTTTCAATGTTGGCACTGCGAGAGTTTGCAGAGGCGGCGCGCCCAATTAGAAACGAGGTGAATATGCAATCA